TTGCGCTCCCGGGGGTGAGACCCCCGGACCTCGCTGGATCAGCGAGGTACCCAGCGGCGTTTAAGTGTTAGTGCGCCGCGCACTGGAGTCCGACATAAGTGTTCCTCGTCGGCGGATAAAGCCTGTTGGTACACCAATTCTGGTGTACTCATCGGATAATCGTTGTTCTGATTACCCGAACTACGGGATTTCCGCTCGAGGTTAAGTAAACACTTATGTAGGGCAGGGACCCCGTCGATTTTGTCGCTTCTTAGCGATATAGACGGGACGAGCGTTTGAACTTCTAAACGCTGTAAATTACGATTATGTCGAACTTTTCCAAAGTCGGCATAATCGACCCACCCCAACCCCCCACATCTATCGGTAACAGACGGAAGTACACCCGTCTGCTGCTCTACTTCATTTCTAAGAAATGAGTAGGACTGCATCAAACCATTAGCAAATAGCTGATTGGCAGTTGCAACCGAAGAAACGATGCTGAGGGCTCCCCACTTTCCATCAGGTATTGGATTACGCAGATATATGGGAGTAATATTCATCCCATCAAATGCATCCATACCACACGATTCTCGGAAAGAGCAGTTCGAGAAGCTCTTCCCGCGGCTCACCGCAAGCCCGTACTGGGTCAATGCGGCAATGATGGAATCAACCTCGTTTGTGGGAACAATTAAATCATCCCCATAAACATAGATGTCTTTGCTAAGGCGAAGCAATGTTTTAGCATCGACAGTGAAAGGAGGTGCACCCTGTTCGGCGACAAGCCGACCTACTAGGCAGATAACGAAAAACGTTAACGCTTCGATTGGAAAACAGAGTGCAGAACCCATCGAGGCAAACTTTGCCAATGGCAAAATCTGTCCCTCAACATTAGCTAAGGGGCTCCGTGTAGATTGTACAAAACACGAGAGCTCTGGATTCACCGCTAGTAACTTTCGAACGAGGTTATTATGCACTCGATCGGAAGCAGCAGTTAAATCTAGCGTAGCTAATCTACGGTCTCGACTGGCTTGTAGAGCCAGTCTCTGATTGATCGATTGGTCCGTAAAATTCACGTGACCTCCGGTCAATGGAGATTCTTCTATCTTCTCCACCATAAAGTCCTTAATGGACTGTTGAGTCATTTGCATGACAACAGGTTCCAAAGCGATGATCCGGGGCGTCTTGAGCGTCTTAGGTACATGAACAACTCGTACCGAGGGCTCTTCGAGGCTAGTTGAATCCGCTGCGTCCGACGAATCACGGTAATGTTCTTCTGAAGGGAAAATAGTTAGCCCTTTAGAAAAACACCGCGTTAGCCGGCGGTACCAAGAAAACCTACGAGGATCGTACTTACGATTCCCAGTAAGCTTTTCCATGGTACTTCCTGGGCCGTGGTGGGGTAAAAGATCACCTTCACCAATAGGACCAGGAAAAACAGTAGAAACAACAACCCGAGAAACAGCTTCAAAGAGATTCTCGTAATCTCTATCGAAGATGTGTCTCTTAAGGTCATCGTCAGTCTGCACATAAGACCGGATCGCTTTTCTAATCCGGCCCGACGAGCACGGCAAGTTGATCTTCTTAAAAAGATAACCAATTTGCCTAACTGATAGAACCGCATATTTTGACGGTTCATCTAAACTCCTTCCTGTACCCTTGTCAAACACTTGATTCGTGAAACCTTGCAGAAATGCAGGGAGACACCCAGATTTTCGCCAACCGGTGAAATCTGAGGAATCAACATATCCTTTTTCCAGACATTTGAAAAACGTGTCGGTAAAGGATGGAAGAGTTATTGTTAAAAATGATAACCCTTCATGTTTGACTCGCGACCTTATTGTCTTCAGGTCGTACGAGTACCCTGTGGTTGAACACTTGGCTCCAAGGTCTAGAAATAGAAACTGGAGCAGGATTAAGTACTTCGAGGCATCTTTCATGGCTTTTCACTCCCCTGCCAATGGCAGTAAGGATGTCCAGCTATGACGTGGCTACGCTACGTGATGCCTTACGTTGTATCCCGAAGTGCTTAGTGCCTGGACGCGCACACTGCCAAAATATTGGCAGAGGTGAGCCAAGCCTTAAGCCCGTCTACGATATCTTCGATTTCCGCGTCAGAAAAACCATACGCGGGTTCGTCGATAACGATGTAGACACCGGCCTTCTGGTAGCTGTTTTCAGCTGTCAGCGGGTCGGCGGCAATAACGGTTTGATCGAGACGAACCATACGACGTGTACGGCTCTTCGACTTTTGGTGGGACACTTTCAATGAAAGTGTACCATCATCCGATGCGTAGAGGGACCATTGTCCCTCTCCGTCGATTCGGTTTAAGTCGGTTGCAACGGCATCAATTGTGATGCTTTGTGGCGTAGCCAAAGACATAGTGGCCTCCTAGTTTGAGGTTAGTATGTTGAAGCTGCTCGTTGTCGAAGAAATTAACATTAGACATACGCAAGGTTTATTTTGCGCAATGTCTTTTTCTTCGATGGGAATCGAGTGATTCCCAAAGCAGCGAGAATGGAGAGCTGGAACGTTGAAAATAAGTCCCAGTCAGTCTCGAATCCGAACGGTGATGCTTTAGCGCGAGCTTTTGTTTCGGTAGTGATAGTGGTACTGGCGAAGTACGAGGAGGATTTTACATTTCCTGACTCGGTAAATCTACCAGTGAAACCAACTTCATACCGATCGATAACCTCCTTATGGAGCATAACATATGCTGTCCTAGCGGCCATGTGATCGAATGTCATAGACGATATATTATCAACTACATCGCCTACATTCGCGCACCAGTCAACTAGCCATGAGAAGGGAATCAGCTCGTAAACTAAAGCCGGGGTCAATTCTAAACCCCAAATCTTCCGCGACATGCGGAAGTCACCCCAACTACCATCTGAAAGTCCCGGTATGTAATACCGGAAGGATCCCGAAAACCAGCATCGCTCTTTCTCCGTAATTATTCGCCGTTTAGTATCTACGGTACAATAATTTGCAGGTTGAAGACCTGCATTATCGGAAATCGATTGATCTTCGCTGGAATAGAGATCCCCACCGCGTCTAACCCACTTGTTATTTTGGCGTTTAAGCCTTTCAAGTTGGGAGTCCAGCCTTTTAGCACGCTGGATGAAACGACGAATATCCGCCACAAAAGGCGCCCACCCGAACTGAGCGTTCAAGTAACCAGAACCAAGGTCCTTGAACTTCTTCAGTTTAAACTTAAACAAACTAGGGAAATCTCTGAGCTCAGCAAAAAACTGGCCCAGATTTTGGTCGGAGCGAGCTGGCCTGAATTTCTTCCAGGCTGCTGCGCCCTTTCCTTTACATTCCTCTAGAGTGTCGGGTGGTACGCTACCGGAAGACATCGGTACTGCCTCACGCATTGCACTGTAGCAATGTTTGACGTAGCCCGTATCGTAACCGGTAACTGCTAGTGGACGGCTATGTTCGGTGGTAATCTTACACAAAGAGAACGGTCCTCCCTCCCTAGGGTGGTGAGGATGAATTTCGTCCCAACAGACTTGGTAGTCTGTATGATAGGGGACGGAAAGCAGTTCGTAGTCGCCAAGCGTACGGCCACCGATAGTTACAGTGTAACTACCGAGTGAGTCCTGCGCTGAGTCGATAACGCCCTTCGTTCTTTTTCGCATAAGAATCCTCCAGTTAGTTGAGTGTTCGAACCACTGTGCCCCCAC